GGATGTGAAACTTATTCGCTTTGGTCAACAAGGCGTAAAAGGCTCACCTGATGGCTCTAAGCGTAACGAAGCATTTAAGGCTCGTCACGCAGAGAATATTGCCAAGGGTAAGATGAGTGCTGCTTATTGGGCAAACAAGGTTAAATGGTAAACAACTGGAGAATTTAAATGAGTAAATTAGCTCGTGATGACAATGGTCAACTGACCCAGATTTATGAACTTGGCACAACACAAGTTATGACTGTTACAGCTTCTAGCGTTCAATCTAACGCTGTTGCTGCTGGTTGCACAATTATCCGTTTGTCAACAGGTAGCGGTGCACATTGTCACTTTCAGATTGGCTCAAACCCAACTGCTTCATTGACTACAAGTCCTATGATGCCTCCTAATTCTATTGAATATTTCAAGGTAACTGGTGGCGATAAGGTTGCTGTTATTCGTGGTGGTACTGCTGTTGATATTTCAATTTCACAGGTGCTTTAATGAAAACTCCTAAGATGAACAAAGTTGGCAAGGCTAAAGTAGCTACTGTCATGCACGAATTTGGCAAGGGTGAACTTCACTCTGGCAAAGGTGGTAAAGTGGTTAAGAATCCTCGCCAAGCAGTTGCGATTGCTATTAGCGAAGCTGCTCGTAAGATGGGCAGGATGAAATAATGGCTGACTTAGGCGCATTTTTTGGCAATCCAAATTTACAGCGTCAAGGTGCTAGGGCTAGAGCCTTGGCAGAAAAGCGTGATGTAAACACATTAGCAGACCCTCGTACTTATGCTGCTGTGCAAGGATTGCTAGGAACTGCCCCTGACCAGATGGGGTTTAGTGTTCTTCACCCTGATTATGAAAAAATTAGAAAAGTAGCAGAGCCAGCATTTGCTTTGGGTTTGCTAGGTCAAGCTGCGCCAGTATTAGCACCATTGACTAAAGGTTTGCCAGTTGGTGCAAGTATTCAAGATGTTAGTGGTCTTTTAAGTAAGCGAGTTCCATCTCAGTTTGTTCCTAATGTTGAAGCAGGTAAAGAAATGATTGTTCACCACAATCTTTCACCAGAAAAACTAGCACGAGTTGAAAAAGTAGGTGGTATGCCTGTGCCATCTATTGCTGTTTCTAATGTAGAAAATCCATTAAGCAGCTTTGGAAACATCTCATTGATTGGCGACAAGTCAATGGCTATTCCATCTGCTAAAAATCCTGTCTATGGATTTGATGCTTACACAGCTAGAACACCTGAGATTGACTTTAAATTTGATTCCAAGAGCAATAAAAATATAGACAATTATTTTGCTGATGTTGCTCAAAAAGTCCCATCTGGTGATTATTTAGTAGATAGGCTAAAGAATGACTGGAAGTGGAGAGGCGAATCAGATATTTACAAAGCAAAGTTTCTTGATGAGCAAGGGCTATTGCCTAACCTAGAAGACTATAAAAAAGATACTTGGAAATTTACTCAAGAAGTAAATCAACGAGTAAGAGACTTAAAGCCACAGTTTGAAAACTGGTCTGCCAATATGGATAACACACTAGCTGAAGTTGGTGTAGTTCCAGAAGAAAGAATTTTCAGAGGCTATACAGATTCTGGCAATAGACGCTATGCACCTGCAACACTAGAAAATCTTGTAAGAGAGATGAAAGGTGGTGCTGGCGAAGAAGGTTTCTATTATGGAGTTGGAAACATTCGTGCTGTGGCTACACCTAAGTTTAAGAACTTTGACCAAGTAAAAGCTGCACGAGAAAACATTGTTTCTTCTAAAGACTTTGAGCCAATCAAGAAAAAAGTCAATGATGCCTTTGATGACTTATCAGATAGGCTTGGCAAGCTAGAAGGTCAAGATGGTTACAGATATGACCCTCAAAATGCTTTGTATGAGATTGGTCAAGTCAAAAATGTAAATCATTTGGACAAGATTTATAAAGATGTTCCAGAAGAATTGAAGGCTGATGTTCAGATTTTTATGAACAAAGTCAAAGCAATGCCTACTGAATACTTTGAGATTAAGCCTCAAAGGGCAGTCCAAGTAAGCGAATTTGAAGGTGCTATTGTTCCTAAAGATGTTCCACAGCAATCCATTGATTACTTGAAAAGCCAAGGCATTGAAAAGATTTACTTCTATGAAACACCTAAAGAACGAGTAGATTTGTTCAAGAAGTTTGGCGACAAGATGTTTGCTTTTCCAGCTTTGCCTTTAGGCGCAACAAGTCTATTAGATGAAGAAAAGCGTAAAGAGATAACAAGTCTGTTAGAATAAAGTATTAACTTAACCTTGACCAACCCTAGAGGAGTCAAACATGATTGAAAAACAATCAAACATTTCATCTCGTGGTGGAGCGAGAGAAGGCGCAGGAAGACCTAAAGGAAGTCTAGATAAGGGCAATGCAATCCTTAGAGAGATGATTCTGGAGGCTTTAGAAGGCGCAGGTGGCGTTTCTTATCTAATGGATAAGGCAGAGAGCCATCCACAGGCGTTCATGGGACTAATCGGCAAAGTCTTGCCACTTCAGGTAACTGGAGAAGAAGGTAAAGACATTCAGATAAGCGTCCAATGGGCCAAGTAATCGAGATTCCTTACGCACCAAGAAAACAACAGCTTGCTATCCATGAACTGATGGACAGTAAGCGTTTTGGTGTTGTTGTTGCTCATAGGCGCATGGGCAAGACTGTCTCTGCGATTAACCATCTAATCAAGGACGCTATCCTCAACCAGAAGGAAGCACCTAGATACGCATACATTGCACCTACCTATGGACAAGCTAAACGAGTGGCTTGGGACTATCTCGTTAAATATGCTGACCCACTAGGAGGCTCTAGCAATATCTCTGAGTTGCGAGTTGACTTCTGGGGTAGGCGTATTCAACTTTATGGCTCAGACAATCCAGAAGCATTGCGTGGTCAGTATTTCGATGGGGTAATCCTAGACGAGATTGGTGACCAGAATCCTAAGATTTGGACAGACATTATCAGACCTGCACTAGCTGACAGAAAAGGCTGGTGTATGTTCATTGGGACACCCAAAGGTCACAACCACTTCAAAGAACTGCGAGACAGGGCAGAAACTGAGGATGGATGGGGTTTGCTAGAGTTCAAAGCCTCTGAGACAGGGGTGGTGGACGATACAGAACTCAAGGCTGCTCGTAATGAGATGGGTGAGGATAAGTACCGCCAAGAGTTTGAATGTAGCTTTGACGCTGCTGTAGAAGGCTCTTACTATGGGCAAATCCTCAATGAGTTGGAAGACAAGCACCATATGCAAGACATTCCCAGAGAGGAACTAAGCCGTACATTTACAGCTTGGGACTTGGGTATGGGTGACTCAACTTCTATCTGGGTTGCTCAGTTAGTTGGTACTGAGGTGCGTCTGATTGACTACTACGAGAATCATGGTGTTGGACTAGACCACTATGTGAAGTGGATTCGAGATAACGACTATGCCAAAGCAGAGCATATTCTGCCCCATGACGTTAGGGTCAGAGAGTTGGGTTCTGGTAAAAGCCGACTAGAGATGCTTGAGGAAGCAGGACTAGAGATAAAGATTGCGCCTAGAATGGGCTTAGATGATGGTATCCAAGCAGTAAGGCGTTTGCTTCCAAGGTGTTGGTTCAATGTTCCTAAAGTACAAACAGGGCTGAACTGCCTGAGAAACTACCGCAGAGATTACGATGAGAAGCGTAAGATTTTCTATGAGCGTCCATTGCATGACTGGTCATCGCATGGCTCGGACTCATTCCGCTACTTAGCCCTTGGACTTGATGAAGGTCATTCAACTTGGTCTAAGCCTATCAACCAAACACCGAAATGGATTGTCTGATGTATTTAGAGCGTCAAGGCGTTAATTTAGCCCCTAAAGTAAAAGAACTTGAATTAAGAATCGAAATGTTGGAAAATGTCATTAAGGAGTTAAAATCGGACAAACCCCGAATGGGACGCCCTCCAAAGGACAAAAATGCAACAGAACGAACTGAAGTCAATCCTACAGGCAGAGATTGATGATGCTATTGGGTACATTGAAACAGAAACTGTTGACCAGCGCAAACAGGCTCTACAGGCGTATCTCCGACAGCCATATGGTAATGAGGTTGAAGGTAAATCTCAGATTGTTACTGGAGAAGTAGCAGAAGCAATTGATGGTGCGCTACCTAGCTTAGTTCGTATTTTCACAGGCTCAGATAATATCGTTATCTTTGAGCCACAGGGGCCTCAAGACGAAGCGTCTGCCAAGCAAGCTACTGATTACTGCAATTGGGTGTTCTTGCGTGACAACGAAGGCGTAGCTATTCTGCATGACTGGTTCAAAGATGCTTTGATGCAGAAGAACGGCATCGTTAAAGCATATTGGGAAAACAAAGAAGACATTACAAAAGAGCGTTACTACGACTTGTCTGATGACGAGTTAGCAATGCTGATGAGTGATGAGACTATGGAAATTGTCGAGCAAGATACGACAGAGTTTCCAATCTATGACCCAATGGGACAGCCAGTCCTTGACCCAACTGGTATGCCAGTTATGGGTTCTACGCACAATGTTATCGTTCAAAAGCGTAAGAAGTCAGGCAAAGTAACGATTGAGAATGTTCCTCCAGAGGAGTTCTTGATTAGCAAGAAGGCTCGCACTATTGCTGACAGTCCATTTGTAGCACATCGTCAGATGTTGACTCGTAGTGACTTGGTTGCTATGGGTTTCAACAAGAAGCAAGTTGAAGGCTTGCAGATGGATGATGCACTAGCGTACACACCAGAGCGTGTTGTGCGTTTTTCTGCTGGTGAGCAGCCTTACCAAGTCCAGACTGATGACCCATCAATGCAAGAGATTGAGGTCTTTGAGTGCTATGTCAAAACTGATATGAATGGCAAAGGCATTGCTACTCTGACTCAGGTTTTCTACGCTTCAAACGAGATTCTTCAAGATGTAGATGGTAAGGAAGCTGTTGAGGAAGTGGACTATGTTCCTTTCCATTCAATCTGCCCTATCCCAATTCCACACAAGTTCTTTGGCGACTCACTTGCTGACAGAACAACAGACTTGCAACTGATTAAGACTACTATCACTCGTCAGATGTTGGATAACTTATATCTGACAAACAATGCACGAGTAGTTGCTGTTGAAGGTCAAGTAAACCTTGACGACTTGCTTACATCTACCGCAGGTGGTGTTATTCGTGCCAAGTCACCTAATGCTGTTCAACAACTGGTTGTGCAGAACGTAGCATCTCAGGCTTTCCCAATGCTTCAGTATTTGGATACAGTCCAGTCTAAGCGTACTGGTGTGTCTGATGCTACACAGGGCTTAGACCCATCTATCTTGCAGAATGTGACTGCTGCTGCGGTAGCTTCAATGCAACAAGCTGGCGCAGGTAAGATTGAACTGATGGCTCGAATCTTTGCTGAGACTGGTGTTAAGTCTTTGTTCCAAGGCATCTTGCATCTCTTGTGCAAATACCAAGACAAGGCTCGCATGGTTCGTATGCGTGGTGAGTTTGTAGAGTTTGACCCTCGTACATGGGCTAACCAATACGATGTGGCTATCAATGTTGGTTTGGGTGCTGGTAACCGACAAGAGCAGATGGCTATGTTGTCAATGGTTTTGGCTAAACAAGAGCAGTTGATTGCTCAGTACGGCCCTGCCAATCCCTATGTATCCCCTGCTCAATATCGTTCTACCTTGGGACGCATGGTTGAGATTGCTGGCTTTAAGGATTCTGCTGAGTTCTACAAGCCAATCACACCAGAGCAAGACCAGATGCTCTCGAATCCTCCTCCACAGC